GTTCCCTTTGGTGACCATACGAGCTTCGTTAGAGGTAATGACAAATCCCGTCCCATTCTCATCAACACACTTTATCAATTCCGAATTCTCATCGGTTACTTCGCTGACCTTGAATTTCACGATAAATGCCATGGCGTTGTTTACATTTTGGTCGGGCTGCCTTAAAGGTTGGTATTTTACTGTGGTATGCGCATCATCGGTATGGCGCAGCGCATTGTTCATCCATCCGTCACCTCCCCACTTGAATCCTTGGAATAGCGTTTGAATGCCATTATAATCCCATTCGGTCTTGTTAGTATCATCGTTGGTTCTGCCACTTGCCGAAAGTTTCAGTGCCAGGTTGTCGGTTGGCTCACTAACAGAAAGGTCGCTCTTTGAAATCTGCATACGGTAGGTGTAGGTCGTTGTACCACATTTTATCTGGCAGGTTTCCGTACCGTAGTTCATCGCCCTTTGTGTGAGCTGCGTGGTGGTGAATGCAAGTTTGGAAGAGGAAAGTAAGACTCCGGCCTCATAGATGCTCACAGTTGTCGGTGTCTCTGTTGGGTTATACACTGCATATCTCAGTGTATAGTTGTCGTATTGTTTCACGTCGATATAGGGAGTGTTTCCGCCGGCTATTATCGTTCCATCATTGAAGTCGAATCGAGCAGCAATAATGGGAGCCTTGCTTCCGCTTTCCCTCACACCTATGGCATAGTAGATACTGTTGCTCTTTATAACACTTCCACCGGCCAGTTCAAGTTCTGCCACCATCTGCACGGTATGGCTTCCGTGCACCAAGTTTAGTGTGTTGATGCTGAATGAACCGTTGGCGCTACTGGCTGTTATGGTTCGATCTTCGCTGTCCACACCATCAACATAGCAACGAAGCGTCTTTGTTCCACTTCCGCTCAGGGCATAGGGTATGCTTACCGCATCACCTCGGTTGATGACGGTGGCTATATTGAAGGAACTTGTCAGCGTGAGCTGCACTACGGTCACAGTCCATGATATGGTGGAAACCTGTGCTTCTTCTCCTTCACCTGCAGTCACCTTTACGCGAACGGTATTAGTTCCTACACCGATATAGCTGCTTACATCTATATCCTGCGTGCTACCAGCTGATATGATGCTTTCGAGAGTGCTGCTGTTTGCCCCATGAGTAATGGTTACAATGGCTTTTCCAGCATTTCCTGTGCTTTCTCCACTTGTAGAATCAACCTGGTCATACTTATAGCTCAGTTTAACAGCATCACCATTCTTGACCGTTGGATTAGCTGTCAATCTGGTGAGTGCCACTTTTGTGGTGGATACGCTTCCGCCACCGCCTCCTGTAAACTGGTCGGAAGTGCTCAGAACCTCTCCGCTCTCATCAAGAAGGCTAAGACTGTATGCCTTACTGTCCCCTTCCCCTGTTTCATTCAGTTTTAACGCTGCACCATATTTTCCACCCAGCTCTTTGAATTTTGCAGCAATAGCTTTTGCAGCTACAGGATTGGTAGAGTTTTCCTCAATTGTCTGGTCTATTTCAACGACTGGAATATCAAGATTGACGCCACCTTCGCTATCTGGCTTCAAGTCTTCATCGGAAATGCCGCGTGTTACATGTATGTTTTTAATGGCATCACCTCCTCCATATCTCTCCCACGATGAAACGTCATTGAAACTTGTGAGATCTGTACCTATAAATCGGTAATCGATCCATTTCCCCTGGCTGACTTCGAATGTCATTATCATGGCTTTCTTCGCATCGTCTTTTATTGTGTTAACGGATGCAATGGCGGCAACGGCGGTCGTCAATGTATAATATCCGGAGGAAAGAGGGATTTCTTTCGTGACGTTCCAGAATCCAGTACCACTTCCATTACCTCCAGCTTCAATCCATTCATCCCACACGATAGAGCCTGTCTCATCAGAACCGTCACGCATTGAAAATCCCGTGAGGGTAAATAACCACTGGCGATATTTTGTGGACAGTCCATTTGTTCCTTTATATCCTCCTCTATTGGTTACAATGAGGAAATTTGCAGTTGACGCAGGGTTAGTGGAAATACAATAATAGCATCCAGGAGACGTTATTGTATCCAAATTCACGTTATTTGTCACCTTGAAGTAATCAGGAATGACACCCATTGCTTCTTCGAACTTTGTTTTGAGCGCATTAAAGTCTGTGACCGCTTGGTTTGCCGCTTGAGCGGCAGTATTAGCATCAGATGCTTTTTCAGAAGCATTTTTAGCTTCGTTAATGGCGGTTTGGGCTCCTTCCAAGGCTTTATTAGCTGCATTGGTAGCCTGTGTAGCTGCGTCTGTAGCAGGTTTGGCAAGCAACGAAATAGGTACTTTTACAACATCAGCTCCCCTCATAGCGGGAAGTGAATTCACATTTTCCAGGGTTGTAACGGTCTCAAGTTCATCCACACTCTGGCTCTCAGCCTTGATGGCATTGAGAATTTCTTGTTTTTCTGAATCTGTCATTGCTCTTGATTATTTAATTGTTCCTGTACGCCATCTATAAAAGCTGGAGTACAATACCGGTTTGATACATTTTCTATAATTGACACTTCCTCTTCAGTATATGACACTGAACCTTCGCTTTGGTATATCTTCATCGCAAGGGCATGCATCTTGATACCATTAGCCTGTGTGTATAGGATGTTAGCAAAAGACTCCCTTGCATCACCCGATATTTTCGTACTCTTTGAGATGTCGGAATAAATTTCCAACGATTGAAAATTAATCTTCTTCATATTTTCTATGTTGTGTAATTGATAATACTATACCTAAAACCATCTATCTTCGAAATGAGCACCCAGACGCTATCACCTTGGGCCATATCAAAATTCTGCAATCCATCATTACTGTTGTATATACCGTCCAACCTTATGGATGATGATCCTGGTCTTACTTTGAACAATACCAACGTTCCGAAATTATCTGGTAGCTTGGTATATCCAAACTTATAGGCAACACTGTCTTCCGAAGGCAGGGTAACAGATGAAGCTGAACTTGCAAAAAGCATAAATATTGATGCTTGTGAAAAGTCCACGCTGTATGATCCACCGGAAAATGTGAGTTCCTTGACTGCGGTATTGATAAATGCCGGAGCAAGTAATGGAGCGTCTGAACATATTCCATAATTTTTAGTTCCTCCTGAAACAGAAATAAACAAGCCATAATTAGCCTGGTCAAATCCATAGGTACCAAATGTATTTGGGGCATTATTTACTATTCTACCCGCCGCGGTAAACGCCCCTCCTGCTGTTGCTGGTATGACGTCGTTCCCGAACATAACATATCCTTTGCTTCCACCTACTCTGATAAAATCATCATATATCGCCAATCCTCCGCCATTACCATCACTGGTCGTTTCTGCACCAATTCTTCCATTGGCTAAAACAAAACCTCCAATCTTACCATTTTTTATATTGGCATTTTGCGCCTCAATGCTCCCATCTTCAAGAATCTTGAAATAGGAATTAGCTGTTACAAGACCTTCGAAGACGATATTTGTAGCCTTTATCTTTACGCCTTCTTGTCCGGCACCAACGAAAGACCTCAGATTTCCATCTCCGTCAATGGCATACAATCCAGACATTTGCGAAGTCACCATCAATCCAGTTTCTTCAAGCATCTTCTGGTCTTGATCAAATACTGCAGCTGATATTTTCACCAATCTATCACTCTGTTCAAATAGAGTTTTATACTTGTATGCAAGTGCATTGACGCGGTCTGTGCTCAATATGAGCATATATAGATATATCTCACCGGTAAATGTCAGTTTGAAGTCTCCTGTTCCGTTCCATAGCCCATCACGGTTAAAGATGACGAATCCTTCAGTCGCTGGGACATCTTCATCAACGCTAAATGCATTAAAGTTTTCAAATCCCGTTTTATCGACATTCTCAAAGTTAATTAACAGATGCCCTGGCTTAGTACATTTGTAAAAGAAGGTTAGATATACCGCTTCTGCTTTTTTTAGCCCCTCAGAATCTGTGTCGGAAAATTCGGGTATGCTTCTGAAATCAGAGTTCTTCTGCAGAATATATTTGTTACGGATAAACACACATTTACGTCCGTCGTTCGTCCTTACACACGCATAATTAGTTTTGTTACTTAAGGGGGCATTGTTCGTCCATATCCACTTATTACCCAGCAGAAAGAAGGTTGCCTCGTTTTCCGTGTTCCATTTTTCCAGACCATTGTCGAATGTTGGATTGCCCAAATAACCCTTATCGGTGGCGAAATCTGTCCGCAATCCCTCAATAGCACTTTCAATCTTCCCCTCCATGATATTGAATTTGGTCAGGATGTCTTCCCCTGTCGTAAGCATGAAGGTACCGACCAGATATACGTTATCGCCATATAGGCCATTCCCTTTGGGTTGGTTATCAAGAGGGAAACGGTCATCACTGATTCCGTCAAGATTTCCTAATCTGACACGCAGACAGTCTTTAAATGATTTATTTGATACGCCGTCAAGTACATCGACACGTGGTTGACCGTCTTCTGTTGCTGCGATGGAGATAAGGTTCTGCCGCATTTTGTCGACGGTGTTACCCATCAACACGACTTCATCACCAGTACAAGGCATAATGCCGTCAAACTCACTCTTTGACACGGTAACACAATCTGTGCTTGCCTTTGATATTTCCACCCAGTAAGCGTGTTGGTTCGTACCACTCATAACGGCACATCGCATAAGGTCATGAGCGATAAACGTGTTGTCTTGCTCAAAGCAGATGATGTAATTATCGCCGTCCTCCGCCACACTCGCTATCTTACCATTGGCTGCGCTCACAATGAACTGACCGCCGATACTTCTTACTTTCTGTATGAGCAGCTCAAGTATGGTCATGGTTTGTCTTACGGTCAACTTGTCAACAGTAAGGTGGGACAGTCCGTCCAATGCGTCCATCCACATCTGGAAACCCTCACCGGTAAATCCATCAACAAACTTGGTGCTACGAAGGAGATTTCTTATGACAAGACTCAGCAGTTCAGCATTTCCATCGCCATCTATATGTGCGCCTTTTTCCCCCTGTATATAGTCGGATATGTCAAGCCCTTCAAGAAAGCGCATCTTCTTTTGGAAGGTGTCTTCTTTGATTTTGCTCGCAAATTCTTTTTGTGTGCGTCTGGCGGAAAATAGATTATTGTCCGTTGGTTGGGTATTGTCCCAGCTTCTGATTATGTCTGGGAACGTGGTTGTGGATGTCTTGATTTCTGTCTTCACGTTTTCCAACTCATCAGTAAGTTTACTTTGGGATGTCTGAGACAGTACATCACTTATTTCAATATCTGCCTGACCTGGGCGAAGCAAGTTTTGCGAGACAACAGTAATACGGCTGTTTCTAAATCCCGTCTTGGGAAAATACAAATCGCTTTCCAATCTGACACGCTGACCAATCTTCAGCTTAATTCCATTAGCCTCAATATAAGTGTAGTCAGTTGGAGATTTATATACACTGCGGTCAATGCAATGCTCTTCCATGAATTTATCAACGGCAATGGCATATTCCTGCTCTGCCAGCGGATAATACTCATTAGGCATCGTTATGTTATACAAGATATATTTGTTCCCGGATGCAGGTATTAGCAAGCCACCTGGTAATTGTGTATCATCGTCATACGGCCATGTGGTGATAATCTCAAACTCTTTCTTTGTACTGTTATAGTTTACCTCGAAATCCCTACCTGCAAGTTCCCCGTCTTGGAATATGACATGTTTCACAAGACTGGCTATCTCGTATTTGTTGGGGTCAAAATTCAGGTCTCCATCTGAAAAATAATAAACGGTGAACTCTTTTCCGTCATCATCTTTGGCGATCTCACTTCTTACGGAGGACACCGTACCGGTACGGCGCGGGAATATGTCGTTAAAAGCCTCTTTCTCATAATGCTCTATTGTCCCATATTCGGTATTCTTTTCCACATAGGCATTGCGCGATGGGAGTTGCAGGGTACTGTATCCATATTTTTCCGCATCGATATTCTTGGTGCTTCCGATAGGAAACAAACGGGTGAAGAATTTTACATTATCGGCATTATCCCTTTCGATGTTTCTGAGACCTTTATTATATGCAAGAGGAATCTCTTCACCGATTTCGCATCTGCCAATATTGATAGTCATCCCTTCTATCCACCATTCCGTTGCAGCGCCGTCTGCTATTTTTTTGAGCGCTTCATTGCAATATACTCCTTCAGAATAATCAATCACTAAATTTTCTGTTGCGACACAGTTCCCGACTTTCCAGTCTGTAATGTTTCCCATCCATCGATTCAGGTTTTTAACAACAAGCGCGAGATGTTCACGAGCCGGGGCTGTCAAAACAAATACTGGCGTTCCTTCAGGGTTCAGCATAAGCGCATCCTTTATGATGCTGGAAGCACCATAAAATTTGACTGAATAAGTCCATTTACTTACACTGTCCTGTTTAGGGGTATAAGATTCAATTATCCAATATTTCTCTCCTTCAAAAATGACGTAGTCTCCAACTTCAAATACAACACACTCATAACATGTGCATGATAGACTAATATAGTCATCACCACCTATCTCACTATGATGTTGTGAACTATCATCCGGTGAGAGGGTAACTCTCAACTGTTTGTATCTGTCATAAACCTTTAGTTCCATACTCGAATAGCTAAATAATGAATAATACATCCACTCAAAACACCAGCTGCATCAGCAATTATATCCATCCAATCCCAATGATTCCCTGGAGCTTTTGAGTCTCCATATTCTTTTCCAATACTTAAACCTGTAGCCAGCAATGCACCATCAAATCCGGCTGTAGCTGAAATGATGAAGCATACAGAGAAATGCTGTATTTTGTCCTTTCCTATTTTCATCACAATGCTGTTTTAATGTGTTAGTACAATGGCTTTGGCTCTCTAAACTTCAAATGGAATCGGCTTCCAACACCTCCATTTTTCAACGGAGTTAATTGCTCAAAATCCTCTGATCCTTCATAATGTAATTTGAATGTTCTGTTTATTTCTGGCAGATCAAAAGTTAGCCATCCGTTTTTCCCTGTTCGAAGAAATTTGAAGAAGTTTCCGAAATTGGTGAAATAAGTCTCTTTATCAGGTGCACAAATGGCAAAATAGAGTTTGATGTCTTTCGCTTGAAGTGTCACATTCAAAGTACTTGGCAGCTCAACACCATCACGCTCAGGAAAATCAACTTCTGTTTGCCCTTTCGTTAATGCTGGTTTAAGCAACTCTTCATAATTACTGAATTCTCCGCTCTTCCTTTCGCACAGAAAAACACCGTACTCTTTGTAGATGTCTGTTCCATTAATTTGTAATAGCCCCTCAAGTACTTTCATGTCATTTTGTTTTAATTCCATCCCTTTTCAGAATGGATATGTCATTTTTCATCGTTTCCATATCATCACTTATCTTTGAAAGCGATTCGCTACAAGATGCTGTATTTGATTCAATCTTACGGAGATGGCTCAATGCGGAAAGAAGATTCTCGACTACATTCTCAACATTAATATCTATTGATGCCTCATGAATAAGCATGGACGTGTACAGTCCTTCAAGTTTTGTTATACTATCCTGAGACGCGGCTTCATAAGCGCCGGCCTTTCCTGTTTGGCTTTTACTGTCCTTTTCCCACAAGTCAAGACCTTTTCCTTCTGCAATCTGTTTGTACTTTTCAAGAAGCGCATTGTAGGTTGATTGTTGGCTTAACACACCATCGGTCATATCGTTGAGTATCTCTATGTAATTCTGAAACTTCTGCTCATCAGTCAAATTCTCATTCTTCATTACATTGAGCATGTCTTCTTGAGCTTTGTTGAGATATGGAGCAATAGTAACAGTATATATCATCTGCTCAGACAGTTTTTCCAGCATACCAGTGACAGAATCTACAAATGTCTTCGCAGCATCCGTTCCATTACGAAAAGCATCTACCAGCGCATCTGAAATTGTGCTTCCGAGATCGCCAAATATATCCGTAAAATAATCTTTTACTTCTTTCCATGCGTCCTCTGCCTGGTCATACAGGTCCATTATATATTGTAGTGCTTCCTTATCATTATCGGCAAACTCACGACTTCCCATTATGCTTTCCGCCAGTTTGCGGTTAAATTTTCCTGCACTATCTATCAACTGAGGGTACACGTCTAAGATTGAGGAATATATATCCTTTCCTTTTCCCCATCCAAACAACCCCGTTTTCTTATGCCCAGTTTTAATTTCAATGTCGGCTAATCCTGAATAGGCATCTTTCAATGATGAATATTTCATATTATAGATTCGGTCAAAGAAAGAGCTTCCTGTATTCTTATACTTGAATTTATTTTGTTGCTCAATAGTTCCTTCTATCTCTTTTTTGAGGTCTGCGTATGCATCTTTCATAACTACTACCGCATTAGCAGCTTTACCGTATGTATCCGTTCCAAAGATAGTCTCTGCTTTCTCATATTCAAGATTTTGTTCTTTCAGAAGCAGATTGTAAGCTCGCTGTTGAGCAATAGTTTCTTGCATAATCTTTTCAAGGGCAGCTTTATGTCGTGCACTTGCCTGGAAAGCTTTTGTTACATACCCTATAGCTTCACCGGCAGCAGCTGCAATACCTCCAATAAGACCACCTTGTGCGAACCCCTTACCAATGTTGCTAACAGAAGTCATTACATCTTGTACGTCACTTGCGGCTTGTGCCATAGAATCGTTACCCATAGCCTCAAACATGTCAGAGAACTGACCGGCAAGATTGCCGACCATATCAGCAGCTTCTGAAGCAGACTTACCCAAATTAGATATTTTCTTCTCAAGAGAGTTGTCTTTATCTGCGGAACCTTTTTTGAACAAATCTGATACGCTATCGGCAAGAGCCTTGAAAGGATTCTTACTGAGTACATCTTGTTTTAACTTATTGTATTGTTCGACAAGTGCTTTCAATTTTTCTGGAGACTCCCCGAGAGTTTTTAACTGCTCTGGACTGAATCCAAGCTTGACCACTTCATCTTTTGCAATAGTCCGTTGGGTTTTCCCTTCTTTATCTTTAATTACGGCTGTCCCATTTTCATCTTTTGCGGCAGACATATAATCAAGAAGGAGCTTTATCTTGTCGATAATCTTTTGTATCTCCGCAACACTTTTTTGGGAAGTATCAGAAAACAAAGAAATCAGCAATTGGTTGTCTCTGTCCATCTCCCCAAGTTCCGTGTCATTAATCTGTCGAATTTCATTTTTTTGTTTCTTAGCTATTTCAGAAATGGCACTATCCTTTGCTTCCCTGCTTAGATCATTCCCGTTTTCGTCTTTCCCTTTTTCAATGGCAGCACGCTGCTTTGCATACTTCTCGACCACAGATTTACGCTGTTGTTCGTATGTCTGATATTGCTCTAACAGATTCTTATAGAGGTCAGCATTAGCCTTAGTCTGATACATCCCAGCCGCTTCCGTATATTGCTTCAGATATGTCTTTTGGTCTTCACTTAAATCTTCAGACGTTATCTTAGGACGTTTTAATCCTTGCTTCTTCCACTTCGGATGTGCCTGCTCGAAAGATAGGTCTGAACTCTTTTGGAGTTCTGACACCCATTCAGACTCACGTTGCTTATTTGCTTCTATAAGTTTGTCGTAATTCAGTTGTACCGTAGCAAGCTCTTTGTCAAGTCCTTCTTCCATGGCAGATATTTTTGCCTGCCTGATTTCAAACTCAGACTGTTTCTCTGTTGCCTCTAACTTCCTGGCATTTTCCTCTATTTGTCTTTGGCGATTATCCGCATCAGCCTTTTCTATATTGGATTTTTCTATAGTGGTCAGCCCTTTTGTTTTTTTTGTCTTCGTTTTCTTAGATGTGTCTCCGCCATTACTTTCGTAATTTGCCTTTGCTTGTTTCTCTTTATCACGAGCTTTATTAAGAGCTGCTTGATAAGATGCTTCGTCCGGATACAACTTACGGTTGTTGCGGCCTGCAATTACTTTTTTAACTTCGCTTTGAGCACGTCCCCATGCTTTCTTTGCATCATTCATGAAGTCTTTGGACGCATTTTCATGAATGGTCTTAATTCTTGATGTGGCTGTCCCGATACGATTCTGCAACTCCCCCACAGAGGTTGCAACACTCTCCCCTGGAAGCATAATTAGTTTTTTCCCTTCCTTGTTAGCATGAGATATACATTTCTGATAAAAGCTAATAGTTTTGTTAGCTTCATCTTCATTCATGGTATTAAGATTTCCGATGAATTTATTATGAAGGTCCGTGCGAACCTGCTGGGTGTCTTTCCAAATCGTAGATGACGTGTGATTGATCATATTTTCAATTCCGGTTGAAAAAGATTGCCACCAATGGTCCTTGCTTGAGTTTGCTTGTGAGCGGTATTTATCACCGAGCTTGTCCAACTCGGCCTTTTCTTGACCATTCATGTCCCGACCTCCATTCTTCATGTTTTTATCCCATAGCTGTTTATATCTTCTCAGCTCAGCGAGTCTCTGTTGGTCTGCCTTCAGGTTTCCAATTCCTTTAAGATTTTTTTCTTCGCGTAGCTCTGCATTGTATGCTGCACGAGCTTCTGTCAGATGGTCTATCAAATCTTTCTCGGTTTTGTATTGACCAAAAACAGATGGCATCAGTTTCTTTAAAGACTGCAATTGTTCTTCTTTATCTTGCTGGGTCGTGTTTTCATTTTGGATAGCAGAAATACATTCCTCTATCTTGCTTTTCTTTTCAGCTAAAGCATCCGACTGTTCCTTTTCACGATTAGTCACTCTTTCCGTTTCCTCAGCGGCACCTTTACAACCATCTGTGTATATTGCTATGGCTGCAACAACTCCCATTATTGCGGTTGCAAGCAAAATGTATGGGTTGGCCATCGCGGTCATATTAAATGCCTGTTGAGCGGCAGTAAGCAATCCAAGCTCTTTTCTGAACATCATCACAAGTCTTATCGTATCAGCTAACGCTGCAGCCTTCTGAACTACTACTGTCGCTATCACTGCAGCTTTGTAGGCACCATATATAGATACCAAGGTCAATAGAGCCTTACCGACATCCTCATAATTCTTAACTAAAGATGTCGCTACCTCAACACCACCTGTCAACAGACCTTCTGACTTTTCTCCAATAGAATTGAACATATCATCAATTGCACCCTGGAGATTGGAAATTTGTCCTTTAAGTCCCTTGCTTTGTTTTTGGAGCATACCGTGAAATTTTCCACCTTCCGCTGTAGCATCGGCAAACGCCTGAGCTACCATTTCTGAGGAAATGGCTCCTGCAGACATTTCATCTTTAAGTTGGCTTATACTTTTACCGGTCCTTTCAGACATAATCGTAAGTGGGTTAAATCCAGCGTTAATCATCTGGAGTAAATCCTGCCCCATAAGTTTTCCGGTAGCACTCATCTGAGAAAAAGCGAGTGTCAGGCTTTTGAAGCGCTCACTATCTCCCATAGAAATGTCACCAATCTGTTTCAATGTAGGTATGACCTTTTCTGCATCAATGTTGAACCCAAGCATTGTCTGAGCACCGCTTGCCAGATCGTTCAACATCAATGGCGTTTGTATTGCAAAGTCCTTAAGCTCTCCGAAAAATTGATTCGCCAAATCTTTACTTCCGAGTAAAGTTTCAAATGAGATAGAAAGACTCTCAATCTCCGAGCGGACGTCCATTATCGTTTTTACGAACTCCGCGGCCTTTTGCATTGTAAAAATACCACCAGCTGTGATTGCAAGACGCTTCAATGATGCGTCTAACAATCCAGCCTTGGTAGTTGCATCCTCCATTCCCTTGGAAAGATTACCGCCCATCAATATTTCAACTTTTACCGGATCCATCTATTTTTTTAATTTCGTCTGAAAAAACTCAAGTATCTCTTCTGATGTCCTTTTTCTGTGACCATTCGGTTTTTGAACATCATCTTTTACTTTTATATATCTTGGGGCATCAGCCATCATCATCAGTAGTGTAGGATAATTGACACGCCAAAGAACGTAGTTAACACTCCACCCTGTTGCACAGGATATTTGCCATATCATTCCAAAGAGGCTATGGGAACTTTCATATTTAGTCCTTAACTCCCCTTTTCCTTTTTTGGGCTCAGTATCATCGGACTCATCGGGTTCAACCCCTCCAACGATCTGATAATAGTTCCGAAATCCTTTGTCCCAAGAAGTGAGACAAATGTATTAAATGAAGCATACAGATAGACATCATCTACTATCCATCGTAATATCCATGCTAATGGTTTTATAAATAAACGCCCATATATATGGCCACCCAAAATAGCAATAGATACTATTTTTGATACAGCAGCTCCGTGTGATACCAAAAATTGCATTTGTTCTTCCTTGTTGAATTCCGAAATCTGCTTATGTGTTACACCAATATCCAGATATGTAGAAGCAATCTTAATTAGGTTGCCAAGCAATGGACGACGCATTACGAGGCGAATCTTTACAGGCTCTTTTCTCCATGGAATACGAACCTCTTTTAACGGAACGGAGACACCTACATCAAGTAGTGCCTCCGCCGTCCCTTTTTCCAAATCAAAGTCCATAGCGGGCTTATCCTGCTACCACATCATCGATAGAATATGGCTCTGAGCCGTCGTCAGGCATCATAACCTTTATTTCCATCTTGATTTTTGATACACTGTCAAGATTCAAATCTCCATCGATATACCCTGTTACAAGGGCTTTCTTTATTGAAATCTGATGGTCTGAATCTGTCATGATTGTAACACTGTCAGTCGTCTGAACCAGTTTGGATGGTGCCTTCCACCCTGTAGCTTTTTTATTGGCGTCTGTACCTGTTTCAGTAACTGTACCACCCATGACAACAGCCATGTTTGCATAATTCATTTGAATCAAATCGAACGATGGAGCTATTGATCCATTTTTCTTTGGGATAATCAGAACAGGGGCGCTATGCACTTGTGCTGCGTTGATTTCAGTTGATTCTCCCTTGGTTCCGTTCAATTTGAATGAATTCTCTTCAATGTAGCCAAGGGTTTTGTTTCCAACCTTCACCTCGGCAAGTCCATACATAAAATCCATATCACTTCTTTTTTAGTGTTATTATTAATACAATTGTTATTATGCCACCGGCAATGAAGCCGAGGAAGAACCATTTCAACGACTTTATAAAAGCGTTCGGATGATGTTCTGATACCGTATTTTGACTATTGTGTGCCGCCAGCTGCTGCTTCATATTACTAATGGTTTTCTCATACCTCATACATTGTAGCTGCAGACTGTCACATGAAGAATATACATAGATGGTTTCGGGTTTATTATCCTTTTGACCTCTATGATATACTTTCACTCCAGCTTGTCCTTTTCTTGCTGTGTAAACGGCTCCATCGGGGAGGCTACGGAGGCTGTCCATCGGTATTTCCAGTGTCACCTCCGACATCGGAACTTTCACGGTTTCCTGCCACTTTATCTCTTCCACGGTGCTGTCCGACAGCATTTCGTTTTTCGTCTCCTGCGTTCCGCTTGCTGTCATCATCTTCTGTGAGCGACAGCTCGCCACGGACAGGACAAGAAGTACGATGAGGGCAAAGTTGAATAGCTTCAATTGCCCTGCAGAGGCGGTTGAGAGAGCGTCTTGTGCGTTCATTCTCTTTAGATAGTTCATCGACTTTTCCATTAAGTTTTTCATTTTCTTTCTGTACTTTCATCAGGACCTCAGATACATCAGCATACATCGTTTTATATGTGTCGTGTACCTCTTTGGCCGTTTTGGCCTGTCTGACATTCTTGTTTGCAATCCAAGCGATGGCGGCACCTATTCCGCCAGATGGTACTGCCCACATCAATATTTGTAAAATAGTGTCCGCCATCTCTTTTTTATTTTTAATTTATACCTATTTCGTTCAACCATTTCGGAACATCAAAACTCGGGCATGCTTTTGCCGCAAGCTGATTGTGGCCGACAATCTGAACGTCGGGGAAACGTCTGTGAAAATCCAATACATAGGTTCTCATTGCAGAAAGCTGCGCTTGGGTCCGTGTGTCTTTTGGAGACTTTCCGTCCTGACTGACACCACCGACATAAACAATGTGTCTGGAAGAACTGTTGTAACCTTTTACTCCATTTGTGACTTCCCAAGGATCAACATTCGCATCCTCGTTGTTATTCACGAGACGTTCCACTCGACCATCCAGATGAATCATGTCAGTATATCCAACCTGCGACCAACCACGACCACCCTTACTTACCGGGTCCGTGTGCCAGTGCCGTATCTCATCAGAGCTTACCTCCCGACCTTCTTTAGTGGCGGTGCAATGGATTACCAACCTTTGAATCTTTGCCATTATCCGACAGGTTCTGTGTATTCTGCCAATTCACGTTTTACAACGTCATCAGCACGTTCTTTTTCAAAGTCAAGCTCTTGGCCGACTTCATAAATTACAGACTTGTCAAACTTGTCACGGAATGGTGTTAACACCTTGATTTTAACTGTTTCTTTTGCTTCCATCTTTCTCATTTTTAATGGGTTGTTTTTATGTTAATTTATTAGCCCTCGGCTACTGCCTTGAACTTTGGAGTCGCACGACTGTCGAGCACAATAAACTGTTCGCCAAAAGCGATGTTTGTATCGGCTTTCATCAGCAACTTGAAAAAATAGAGTTCACTTGCGTTGCTCAATTTGTCAATCTGAATCACGTCTTCATCGTCTTGCAGGTTGACTGCAGCAAATAAGTTTCCATCAGAGTCTGGACTACATAAAGTAGCGACTATAACACCTTCAGGCCATGCGGCCACTGTTTCAATGGTGATACCCTTGAAACGCTTGCGGTTGATTTCTGTCTCATCTGAGTTTTTGTCCTCACGCTCTGTTAACTCATCGTCGTACTTGTCCCAGTCTTCGATGCTCATCACAAGGCGAAGGTTAGGATTTTCACGCATGGCCTTTGGAATTTTTGCACGCACATCTTTCAGTTTGCCAATCATTGTTGTGGCTACGCTCTTTACTACAACGATATCCGTATCCTTTGCTGCTTGTGTCAAAATTCCGTCCATCAACTGGTCATCGGTTCCATCCTTTACATACACGCCGTTCACATAATGGTCGCCGAGTTCGAACTGTACTTGTTTGGAGAGTTCCTCCAACAAGGCGTTCTGACCTTCCGGTGGAAGCTCTGAAAACACAAGGTTACCTTTGGGCTGCCACTTGCGCCAGATTTGTTCGAACGCACGGGGGTTGAACACGGTGAATGCCATGAAATCGTGCGGTTCAAGCGATTTCTCACTGTAGTTGAAGTCGCCCTTTGAATCTTCTTTTTGAGGGTCTTCCTTACGCTTCTGCAGCATTTTACCCGCTTTCAATCGGGGCACGCTGATTTTCTTTTCCACACCAGGAATGACCATAATCAATCCTTTATCAACAATCTCGTTGCGTGTGGTCGCGGTGGTTAGGATACGCTCCAATACCTCGCCGGTGTAATTGGTGTTTTTTACTACTATTGCCATAATATTTATCGTTTACGGTTTTCTTTGATTTCCTGCATTCGCTTGTCCCAAGGACTCTCTGCCCCAGGTTCCTTGCGAATGTCAGTCATTACGTTACGTTTCGGCTGTAGGCTCTCCAGAACCTTTTTGCCGTCTTCAGGATTAGCCTTCAGGATGTTCTCATACGTCGGACGTGTTTTTGCATCGATACGACCGTCTGCTTCTGCTTTGTCAAGCAAATCCTTTCGTTCTTTTTCCTCTTCCTCCTTAGCTTTGTCTTCAAAAGACTGCACCTTGCTTTTAAGAGAGGTGTTCTCTTCAGACAGGTCTTTGAACTTTGCGGAATCAGCTTCAAGCTGTCCGATACGTTTCAACACGTCATCTTCTGTCACGCAGTCTTTGAACTGCGGACGCTTTTTAAGCTCTTCTATATTCATTGTCTCTTTTGTTTTTGGCTCATCGAGCCGATTATTAAAAATGCTATAAATCTGTTCTGGGGTACTGTCAATAGGAACTGGGTCTGCATCATAGATGCCATCGATGAATCCCAAAGCCAATGCTTCTTCTGCAGTCAACCAGTGGTCTTCTCCGTCAAAGAACTGATTGACGATATCCTCCTTACTCATTCCGGTCTTTTCACTGTACATATCACAGATGGTGCTTTCAAGACCTGTTATTTCATCAATGCACTTTTGCAGATCCTTTTTATTTCCGTAGCAACCTCCGCTGACTGAGTGAAGCATTAATCTCGCATATTTGCTCATCTCAACATGTTTACCACACAATGCTATTACACTCGCCATACTCGCCGCAATCCCATCTACATATATGCTTATGTCGGCATTGCTATTCCTAAGCGCATTAAATATGGCAATGCCGCAATACACCTCGCCACCATTACTGTTGATGCGTACATCGATATGTTTATCCTTGGCATTTAATAATTCTCTGGCCACATCACCGCTGCGTACATCGTCATAATCCCCGATATCTCCGTATAGTAAAATACAGCAGCTGTCATTACCTGGAATCATATTATATAACTTCTTGCTCATATCTAAATTTTAAGTGGGCTTTCACCCGATTTTTGTGCAAAGTTGATGCTTTTTTTGCTGATAATCAAACTGTTATTTTAAGTTGAGCTTTTAACGTTTCAACGCAACTTCACAAAGTTTCATCATGTCGCAACGCTTTTTATATCCCCCATTTTTTGATGAACTTTGCACCTGATAGATAACTTAAAAAGGGCATTATGGCAGAATTAAGCAATAGTCAAAAAAAAGAATGGGCAAAGACTCTTTACCTCAAGGAACGCCTCACGCAACAGGAAATTGCCGACCGTGTGGGAGTAACCCGTGTTACTGTTAATTCATGGATTAACAAGGAAAAGTGGGAGGAGCAGAAAACGGGTATCACGCTTACTCGCGAGGAACAGGTGGCCAACCTATATAGGCAGGTGGCCGAAATAAACAAGGCGATTGCAATGCGGCCTGAAGGCGAAAGGTATGCCAATTCCAAGGAGGCGGATATTCTCGGTAAGCTGTCTGCATCGATTGAAAAGATGGAAAAAGATGTGGGCATTGCCGACATCATCAGCGTGATGACGGGCTTTGTGGATTGGCTGCGTCCTATTGATCTCGAAAAAGCAAAGGAAATGGTCAAGTTGGCTGATGCATTCATCAAGGATAAATTATAAGGAGCGACACCATGAAACAGATAGATAAAAGTGCACTTGACAACTGGGAGAAATATAAGGAGGATATTTCGCGATCGACTCCGGTTGACCTTTCAATGTCACATGCTGAGCGTGAAAAACACCGCATATATCTCGAAGCGCATCCTTTAGAATGGATAAAGTTCTTTTTTCCGGGTTATGCCAAATATGAGTTTGCCGATTTTCAGAAGCGCGGCATACGTCGGGTGCTCTCCCATGAAGAATGGTTCGAGGTGTTTTCGTGGAGCCGTGAGCTTGCCAAGAGTACCATTACGATGTTCTGTATCATGTTTGTTACGCTCAGCGGTAAAAAGAAAAACGTTGTGCTTACGTCCAACAGTAAGGACAATGCCGTCCGACTGTTGGCTCCTTATCGTGCCAATTTGGAATCCAACGGAAGAATCATTGCCTATTATGGCAAGCAATCCACATTGGGATCCTGGACAGAGGACGAGTTCATCACTAAGCCCGGTGTGGCATTCCGTGCCATAGGAGCAGGGCAAAGTCCTCGTGGTTCGCGTAATGAGGCTATCCGTCCCGATGTGCTGTTGGTGGACGACTTCGATA